CGCTCTTTATGAACAGGTTCATGTTCGTGAATTTCTTTCTGAAGGTTGGGTTTTTCAATTTAACAATCCAGATTTTATGACCGCAGTGGAACGAGCAACAGTTCATATGCGATATATTCAATTTGGGGTTTTGAGTCCTAATGAAGCTCGTGAAGAATTGGGGCGGGAAGATAGGGAAGGCGGTGATATTTATATAATGCCTTCTAATGTAGGTCAAGAACCACGAGGTAGTCCACCTGAAGGTCGAGAAGACGAAGAGGATTCTCCATCTGAAACGGGAGAACCAACTAATGATGATCAAGACCCGCCTCGTGGAGATGATCATGATGATGCTGCTAGGCAACTTCAAGAACTTGAAGCTGGAGTTGGTCCGTTTCTTACAACAACTCGTTCTGAAGCTAATCCTCAATTAGGTGATTGGCAAGGTCCAGAGATTAATGCTGAATCTTGGGATGAAGCACAGGGACTTGCGAATACTTTTCGAACCGAGGTTACCGGAAGGTTAATTGCAGAGATTCGGGCATGGCGTAAATTTGCTGTAGGTCGAATGAGACGAGGGATGAAACTTCGTTCATATAGAACAGAACATATTCCCGTAGAAATTGCAAGTTTAGTACAAAAACGGCTTGAACATGCCCATGATGTAGAAGCCGTAAAAGAAATTTTTGAGAATGTTTTTGGAATTGTGGAGGAAGTTCAAAATGGCTAAAACAACCGAGTGGTTTTGCATTAATGAGGAGTGCAGACGATGTTTGGGGAGTGTTCTTGGTGGTGAATTTCATCCGGCAGAAGATATTGGGGGAAAGTATATGCAAACAAGAGGACCCAATCTTGTAATTCGTTGTCCTGATTGTAATACTCCGAAGGTTTGGTATACTGCTGATCCAATTACAAGAGCGATGTATCAATTGGTAGACGCAATTTCTACTCAAGCTGCACGAAGAATGGTTTCTAAAGTTAGTGAGTTGACTCTTAGAAAAGAATAAAGAGATTTTATAAAAAAGGAAGTTTCCGATTTTGTGTGGATTCAATTGTAGAGGAATAGATGAATATGTCAAACATAGTAATTAGACGTAGAACGCATCGATTGGCTCCTCGTAGCCCGGATATTGATGGATTTCTTCCAGAGGCGGTAGTTCCTGTTCTTTACGAACGCTGGAAGAATATTTGGGGTATTCCTATTGTACTGCATGGTGGAGCCAAGTCACTCACCTGTGATATGGTGAAAGATGTTGGATTTCAAAAATTATCACGAGTTTATGGGGTTCGTCGTGCAAAACTACTTATTGAAGCTGCGCAGAGGGGAGCCCTCTAACTTTTGAAGGAGACGGACATGGCTGTACGATCACGAGGACAGTTTATTCACAAGCATATTGGTGTTCCACTTAGTAAGGGTTTTGTAGTTCAGGAAGATGGAAGTATCTTTGTTCGTGGATTTTTTACTAGTGATGCAGTTGATGAAGTTGGTGACATTATCACAAGGGAAGCAACAGAAAACGCTATTCCGAAGTACCGACAATGGGGCAATATTCGTTATATGCATATGCCTAAGCCAGTTGCAAAAGTTCTTAACATTGGTAAAGATGATGGTCTTAAGTGGAATGAGGTGGAGATTCATGTTATTGATCCCGAAGCCGTGTTCCAGGTTAAGAATGGGCTTTTGAAAGCTTTAAGTGTTGGTATTATTATTAGTTCATGGGCTGACATTGAGATTGATGAAGAGACAGGTGGTTGGACGATTGTTAACTATGATCTTGTTGAGATTAGTTTGGTAGATCATCCTGCTAACTATGATGCACGTCTCTTTTTGGATGAAGAAAAAAGTGTTCCTATGAATCGAGAATTGCGTCAAATGGTTGTTGAACATGGTTTCGCCATGGTTTCTAAAGCCTTGGGCGCAGTTACGACCCCTGCAACGGAGGAGGGAATCGATATGACAAAGTTACAAAAGGACCTCCAGCCGGAAGAGGAGATCGTGGCGGAGGAAACTATCGAAGAAGAGATCGAGGCATCAGTTGACGAAGCTGAGGAATTGGCTGAGGAAGAGACTGAAGAAGTACTTGAATCTTCTGTTGATGAAGAAGAGGAAGCTCTTGAAGCAGTAGAAGAAGATGAGGGTGTTGAAGAAGTTCTTGAAGACCTTGATGTTCGACTTACTGAGGAAGATGAAGAGAACGATCCAGATAGCGTTTTGTTTGATTCTCAAGAAGCTACCGAAGAGACGGACCTCGAACCTGAGGAGGAAGTTGCGTCCGAGGTTGACACAATCGAGGAAGAATCGATTGAAGAGGAAGAACTGGGCATTAGTCCAGCTACCGTGGAAGAGTATCTTCCATTGGCAAGGGCTCTAATTGATGCTCTCTCAGAGGCCGAGGCAGAGGTTCAGGGAACTGAGCAGCCAGAGGCGGAGAAAGTAGAAGATGTAGAGGAAGCTGATGAGGAGGAATCCACATTAGTAGCTGAGGTTTTAGACCTTCAGTTCCAAGTTGCAGAGTTGACAGAGATGGTAAGTAATCTTATGGAGCCTGCAAAGCGAAAGGGACAGACAGCAATAACTGCTCTTCCACATGAGACTGCTGAAGAAATTCAAGAGTCTTCGGAGAGCGCAGGTGGTAAAAAGCCTGATATGCTAAAGTCAGCAATTCGCAATTATCTAAGTGATCAGCCACGAGTTACGATTCGTGAGCGCAGTTAATCTTTTTTAAAGGAAAAATCATGGAAACCGTAAAGGATCGTATTTATAAGAATATCATGGAGCAGATCGGCGGTGGAGAAGAACTCCGAAAGGCACTTCTAACCACTGGTGATGGTGCTGCACTTTTGCCTTACGATCTTGACCCGATTCTCCACGAGGAACTTTTGAAGCTTCAGCCTCTTGCTGTATTGTTTAGTGTTCTTGAGGCAGGAAGCAAGACCCACGAGTACAATGTTCGTTCTAGCCACCCGCAGGCTTGGTTCGAAGGTGAGGTCACCCCGGCGAATGCAAAGAACTCGGTCTACCAGCGCAAGACTGTCCAGATGAAGATTCAGCGTATTTGGGGATCGGTTTCTGGTTTTGCTCAGTCTATGGATGAGGGCTTCATTGATGCACTCTCCACTGAACTTGAGGGTTCGCTCGAAGGTATGTCCAACATCATTGAATACGGTCTCATGTGGGGTTGTGCAGATGACATTACCTTCACTGGTGATGCTTATCAGTACTCAGGTATTATTCCTCGTATGTTCGCCTATTCTCCTGCCAACATCATTGATGGTGGTGGAAACATAGTCGCACTGGATGACTTGGATCAGGCAATTGCTAAGGCAACAGGATTCCGAGGCGTTCGGGGAGACCCGAAGGTTTGGCTCATGGGCACCCGTATGAAGCAGGTTGTCGATGGCCTCCAGACTAAGGTTCAAATTCCATTGACCGAAGCAGTATTGGCCGATGGAAAAATCATCATGGCAGCATATGCAAACGTTCCGATCATGGAATCTGACTTCATTTCTCCGGCAGAAACCACAACTTCCCCTGCTGTTACCGCAACTAAGGGTGCCACAGGCTCATTGATTGATGACGAGTACTTCTACGTTATTTCATCTGTGACCGCTTATGGCGAACAGGTTGCTGGTACAGAGGATAGTGATACCACGGAAACAACCAACAACGAAGTCAACCTTGCGTGGACCGCTGATGCCACTGCACTTCTCTATATTATTTGGAGAGGTCTTGCAACCGGAAATGCAAACTTGAAGATTCTTGATATCATCCCGGCATTGACCTATGACTCCGCAGGTACAGTCAATGGTTCAGTTGAAGCATACTTGGATGATGGTTCTATCGATACTGGCGCAGGAACAACTCTTAAGGCAATCAAGCCGTTGTCTGCTGGTGAGCAGAATATTCTTCTTGCCAATTACAACCCTCGTCGTGGTGGAGCATTCTTGGGTAAGATCGATGATATGGGACGACAGACTGACCGTCTATTCTCGTTTGTTGAACTAGCTCGTATTAAGGATACCTTTGACTATATGTTGAAGGGTTACATCGCAGCACGTCTCGTTCATCCAAACTTGGTTAGTGTAGTCCGTCACGTTAAACTGGCCTAATCCCATAGGTCTTTTAGAGAAATCTGGTGGGGTGTCCCTTGTGGGCACCCCATTTTTCTTTTCGATTGTAGTACTTAGTCCAAATTTAGACTTTAAAGAGGATATTATGGCTTGGGAATTGTGCTCTAAAGAAGA